TTATGAAGCGACAGATATTCTTGTATGCTTATTGATTGTTTCCCAGATTCGAACGTACGCCTTTCGATTTTCTTCTTTAAAGTCAATCCCAGTATCGTCGATAAATATTTCATGCGCCAGAACCACATAATCGGTATTCTGTACATAGATAGATAACTCCGATCTTTCCGGCCGGGAAGAGACAGATATTATAATGTCACTCTTTGCGATCAGTTTCTCGATCATGATTCGCTGGATTCCTTTCAGTACATCTAATGTTGTCATAATATTAATCTCCATTATATCTATTGTTAGCATAGTAATTTGTCAGTGTGTTAGCCATGAAAGCCATAGAACAAGTACCAACATTGCGTTTTGCATCCTGGCTTTCGCATTGCTTCTTATTCAAGTTGAAAAGCTGGTACATCTTCATCGCCTTGTCATAGGAACTTCTTTCGTCCTTCCAAGCCTCTTTTAGGCATTCGCTGAACGTCAATACATGATTGCGGTACTTCTTGCCAGCCTTGAACATTGACCAAGCGGATTTCATGATTCTTGCTTTGTTGTACTTTGGTGCTTCCATTGTCTTGTTGTTTTATTATTACGATGCAAATGTAAGTAGTTTGTTTTACATTGCAAAGTAAATGATAGTAAAAATGCATACATTTAACGTTATTTTGTAAGTGGTTTATTTTACGTTTCGCTTTTTGAGGTATATTTGCAACAAGTAATAGAAAAGATTATGAATAGAATAAAGGATTTATTGAAAGAGAAAGGTGTAACGATCAACGAACTGGCCGATAAAATGGGGATTAGTCGAGTAACGTTATCCACTCAAATTAATGGCACTGCTAATATTGCCTCTTATGAAAAGATTGCTACAGCCTTAAATGTCCCTATGTGGCAGTTGTTTGCCTCTCCTAGTGAGATTGCAAAGGAACAAGGAACAGGCTTACACTGTCCTAATTGCGGCGCCAAACTTGAATTGAAGAAAGTAGAATGATTTATTAACACTTAAATATAGATTATCATGGAAAGTATTACATTGTTTGTTTCGATTGTGATTATCGTGTTTGGAATATTGCAGATCATTTTGTTTTTTAAGATTTGGGGGATGACTAATAATGTATCTAAAATTGAAACTGCATTATCAAATACGGAAAATAGAGAAGATAAGTTTGATTGGAAACGTGATTTTTGTGTACTGATTGCGTCTGGCAAGAAAGAAGAAGCAAAGGTGTTGTTATTAAGAAATATAATAAATAGTTTATCCTTTAGAAATGTTATAATCAGTAATAATGAAAGTTTTAGAAATAAAGAATTGGATAATCTTAATAAAAAATATTCTGTCTATTTGAAATCAATAGGATTAAATATTTCGGATGTAGATTTTGATAATCCAATATATAAGGAAGTGATTAAATAAATACATTATTTGTAGATAGGATGTAAAAGCCCGGTCAGCCGGGCTTTTTTACACCCTAACAGGTAATCCCAAGTTACTGAACTGCAAATAAAACCCGTAAATTTGTGGGTAATAAAATAATTACCTATATTTGTGTCGTAATAATAAAAACAAGATATGCCTACGATATTCATCTTATTTGGTTTTCGCTTCTCTTTTTACGCAAACGACCATGAACCTATTCATGTTCATGTAACAAAAGGGAATATAAGTGCAAAATTTACATTGTTCCCTGTTGCTTTGGTAACAAATAACGGGTTGAAGTCGTCAGAAATAAAACTTGTTGAATCAGTAATAGAAGAAAACCAAGAGATTATAGCAGAACATTGGAATAAGTTTTTTAATAAAGCTAAATAAATTGAGTCATGGGAAATATTGTTGTAGAAAAAGTTTGGTTGACCGATACAGAAGTGTGGATTCGCACCGCCGATGGCAAAGAGGCTTGCGAAAAGTTTTCAGACTTTCCAAGATTGAGATTTGCGACACCAGAACAGCGTTCGGATTTCACGTTGAGTAATGATGGTATCCACTGGGAGGGTATAGATGAAGATTTGAGTTTTGAGGGGTTTTTCATGGAACGTCCTTCCAATCCGTTATACGACGTGTTTATTGCGCATCCGGAACTTAACGCATCTGCGATTGCTCGCAGGATGAAAATGTCACAGAGCTTGTTTGCTCAATATGTAAGCGGGACGAAAAAGCCATCTAAAGAGCGTTACAACGAAATATTGCAGACAATTAGAAACGTAGGTCGTGAATTGGTTGCGGTTTGAGTAAAAAAGTGCTAATTGATTAAGTAAAAAAGAAGAACGACAATCAATCCGAAGATTGGCAGTTCTCTTCCTCTGGCACTACCACCACTCCGGCAAGTCCTACACCTGCGAATACAGAATGTAGGGGAGAAGGTGATTTGATAGGAAAATAGTATATTTGCATATCAAAATAAAATCTTCATGGAAGAGAACAAACAAGACATATTAAGGATTCATATAGAGAACTCACAGCCTGTTGAAGTCGCAGACTTTACAAAGACGATGAATGCCTTTGGAGCTTTGTTTGCGTCTTTTGCCCAGAAAAACGGGAAATCCAAAGAAGAGGCGAATGCCAAATTGTACGTAAGTAAAATCATTGAAGGTAGTATTGATATTCACCTTGTTGAATTGGCTACTATGGGTATTATCCCTTTTGTGGAAAATTCGAACTTGATTCTTGATTTTGCAAAACACATAAAAAGCATATACGATTATTATGTGAAGGGAGCTTCCTTTAAGCCGGAGTTAACGCCTGCTGATCTAAGGAATGTGCATGACATGGTTTCGGTCCCAGCTAATGATAGAAATGGTGTTATGTCTGTTCAGGTCATACGTGGAAATGTTGACTCCATATTATATAGCGGGTGTACATTTAACTATATTGAGGGGAATGGCATACAAAACAAATCAGATTATGAACAAAAAGAAATAAGGTCTGTTTCCGACAATGGGGATGTATACAAGAAGCAATTAATGTCCATTTACCAAGTAAGGAAAGGAGAGGGTGTAGGGAATAAGGCTATAATCGATGCTATATCAAGCAAGGCTTTAGCTCTTTTATTCGATTCTAAGGTCTTAGAGGATGAGATTTTGAGGTCTGATATTAATCCTATAAAAAGTGCATACTATGTTGATGTCATGATCCTAACGGCACAAGGAAGGCCAGCCGCGTATAAGGTCATGGCTTTGCATGATATCATCAGCTTAGATGAATAAATTAGGTGTTTTTATTTCCATATTTTACTAATATGGAAGCTCAAACAATCTAACATGCCATAAAACATATGAGTAAAGTGTTAAATTTTTTGCCTATTTGGAATGAAAGAGCGAATTTTGCACTGTGAAAATGAATAAGGAGCCTCGTTAGGTAATCAGCCCTGGCAGAGGCTTTGTTGTATAGAGATATTTGACAGCTTGTAGAACTTTTCGGTTTTATAGGCTGTTTTTATTATAGACAAGAATGTATTATGGAAGACAAATTTGTAGATATAATAGTAGAGCATTTAGGCTTGGCATTCTTTGTAGGTGTCCTTTTAGTAGGATGCCTTATATTTCTTGTTTGGTGGTGTAGGGGGATATACGAAAAAGTTAAAAGCATGGATAATTTGCCTTGTAATGAAAACAGAGAAAAAATAAATTTGCATTCAGAGAGGCATAATGAAACGTCTCAGGCAATAGCTCGTATAGAGGCTACGCTTGGATTTATGCAAAAAAGTATAGATTCCCTTGCTAAGTCTATTCAAAAGGAAAATAAATTGATTATTGACCCTTATACAAAGTCCCATAGTCCTCTATCCATAACTGAAGCTGGCAGGAAAATGATGGATAGATTAGGAATTGATGATATGTTTGAAAAAAACTGGCCTCGTATTGAAGCGTTTATTGAGGATAAGTTAGAGTATAAAAATCCATATGATATCCAAGAGTTTTTGATTCAGCAGGCAGTTGTTTATCCTGAAAAGTTCTTGCAGATAGATGAAATTGACAAAATTAAATTAGATGCCTATAATACAGGTGTGGATATCGTCCCTTACATGAAGGTTATAGCAATTCTTGCGAGAGATCGATATTTTTCAGAGCATAATATCCTTGTCGAAGATGTCGATAAACATGATCCTTTGAATAAAAATAAAAAGCCGGAATAACCTCCGGCTTTATTTTTTTCTGCTCACGCCCTCCGATTAAACGATATCTATTTTTCGATTCAAGGCTTTAGCTACTCTGTCGAGGACATCTATTCCAATTGAAAATTTTCCATTCATGATTTTACACTATTCGAGAGCAAACTTCATTACATTTCAATTTCCTTTAATTTAGTTTGCTGCTCCGAACTTAAGATTCCTTTTTTCATGCGATGCCTTTGAAGGCCACACCAGCGACCTAATTTTGCTATCTCAGCATCTTTTGACGAAGCTACAGGCCATTTACCGGTTGATTCTCTATATTTTTTAACTATTTCGTACATTGCATTCCAATCATGAGTACTTAATACCCATTCGAATCCAATAGCGTTCAATTTAGCTTGTTTTTCCTGGCTTAAGCATCCTCTCTTCAAATATTCTCTTTGTCGATTACACCACAAACAAAGATTAGAAACCTTTGTATCTTGGGAGTTGAGTGCAGGCCAATTTCCTGTTGATTGCCTGTATTCCTTAACCTCCTCATATACTCTGTTCCACAAAGATAAACGAGGTTGCGTACAGACCAATCCAATGCCATTATATTTTCCCTTTCTGTCAAAAATTACCGCGCTCGATTTTTTGATAGATTTTTGCTTACCTCTATAAACATATTTCATAAAATTGATTGATTCCAATTTTTCAAGACGCTCTTGGGGCATTTTATACCCCCTTTTACCTTTTGCTATTGCTATTTGATTGCAAAGCCATACCCCCAATTTTGCTTCACCTTTATTGTCCGATGTTGGTAAAGGCCATTTTCCGGTCTTATCCCTAAATTTTTTTAAAGCTTCAAACATTTCAAGCCACTTATCCTTACGTACCACCCCCCAATCGAATCCGATAGAATCGAGCATTTGCTTTCGAATGTCGCTTATTTTCCCTGATTTTTTATATGCCCTTTGAGTAACACACCACAACCCAAGTTTCTTTACATTCTTATCGCGACTACACGACGAAGGCCATTTCTCTGTATTAGCATGATACGATTTTAGTTTATTAAGCATATTGTTCCAAATAACATCCCTCTTATTTAGAGGTTTATGTTTTATTATTGATCGTTTTATAATAATCTCTATGCCAAGCAATCTAAAAACACTTTCTATTTTACTTTGACTCAAACCAGTTCTACCAGCAAGAAAACCGATCATGTTAGATTTTCTTATTCCAACAGCATCGGCAACTGCCGAAGGTCCAATATCGTGGAATTTCATAGCCTCTTTGATTATTTCTCGTATCATTTGAAATAATATTACTTTTTTATCACAAGTTCTATATTGAGATATTCCAATATATATTCAATTTTATTCTGCCCCAAATTCATTTTCCCATTAAGGAATAAGGACATAGAGCTTTCCGAAAGCCCAATGTGTTCCGCAAGGTCTTTGCTTTTTACCTTGCGGAGCTTCATAGCCTCTTTTACAATATCTCTTATCATAATTAAAAAACAACAATTTGGAGTTTGTAGCCATTATTATCTGAAAATTGGTATACTTCGCAATTTTCATTGTAATATTCGGACTCTTTTATGTCATCGCAAGCGTCGACAAGCCCATCAAATAAAAATCCTTCTAATTCAGAGACAAAGTTGTCGATGGAATCGTCGCCTTGATTCTGCATAAGATCAAGCCCGGAGCCACCGTTGCCTAATGTAGCTAATACTAATGAGTTATTGCTAGACAGTTGACTCTTTACAAATTCTATAACTTCCTTTTTTGTTCTCATGATCTTTATGTTTTAAAATACTTCTTTTTCAATAACCAATTTGTCAGGAGTAATGTCATAATCTACGGCAAATGCGCATCCATCTTCATATTCTGTATCCTGGATAACATCGTAATCTGGCACTTCGAATGAAAAAATAACGTAATCAGGGGTGTTGTCGGTGATAAAATTAATGGCATCAGCCATGTTGTTGAACCCGAAAACGTAAGATCCAGATAATCTTTCGTTATTCGATATCTTGTCACTCTCATTTGATAAGATGCCATATTCTAATATGTCTTCTTTATTTTCTATAGGAGATGCGTGATACAGTTTCATGACTATTTATTTTTAATTGTTATTACTTGTTTTTTGATTACACTACAAAGATACGAAAAGTTTAAGTAATACCAAATTTTATAGGCTAAAAGTTTTTGTAATACCAAATATTTAACATTTTGTATCAATTTATCCTCTTTCCTCCAACACCTTCTTAAGCCTCTGCAACCTCAGTATATCACTTGCGAAGGTCGGATTATCCCAATTCCTCTTAACCGATCTGACATGCACATCGATGTACTTTCTCAAATCAAATATATTCTCGCACTCGCTTAACCGGATCTCGTTAAACGTCACTTGGTAGTTCTCAAACCAAGCTATTAGCTGTTTTAATTCTTCGCTCATGTTTTTTCGGGCAAAGGTAACTACGAAAAGATATTTTATCAACAATGTATTGTTGATATGAGGATTAATTTGTAATTTTGTGCAAAGGCCTAATTTTAAAATAGTATTTTATGTCTTCACAGCAAGGGCCTTTTATACCCCAAAAGAAGCAAGTTGATGTGTTTTGTCCTATTCATGGCAACTGGATAGGGCATTATGATTATGGCAGTATTGGATCTTATTACTGCTGGTGCAAAAAGTGTAAAAAAGAAATCAAAATCGTAATGGGAAAATGAAACTTACAATCAAACAGGAAAACTTTTGTAACTATTACATAGAATGTGGCAACGCTTCGGAGGCTTATCGGCGGGCTTATTCGTGCGGTAAAATGTCAGATAAAACGATATGGGAAGTGTCTTCTAAATTGCTTAAAGACAACAAGGTTGCTACAAGGGTTAAAGAGTTACAAGATGAGCAAAAAGAACAATCTGATCTTACAAAAGATAGAATATTGGCAGAACTATCAAACATTGCATTCTCCTCTATAGCTCATCTGCATAACACATGGATAGAACGTAAGGACTTTGAGTCACTTACCGAAAAGCAAAAGTCTTCGATCAAAAGTATATCCACCAAAATATTAAAGAAAAATGTCGGAACTAATGAAGATCCCGAAATTATAGATGTGGAATATGTTAAGGTCGAATTATATGATAAGATTAAAGCTATAGAGCGTATTTGCAAGATGCTCGGATATGACGAACCAACCGTTTTAGATTTAAGAAATGCCCTTGTCCAGATTGATACCGGTATTGATTAATGTTCTATATTTAAGATTTGTATTCGCTTTTTTAGAAAAATATCGGGGTTTATAATTTTATATGTATTCTAAATTTTAGATTTTTGTGGATAAGAAGGTAATAAGCTATAAGAGGTTCAATCCCAATTTTCATCATTTAAGAGTTGCTCTTAAGAATGATGACAATAGGTTTATCTTCCTATACGGTGGATCTTCTTCTGCTAAATCTTTTTCGATTTCGCAAGCTATTGTGTTGGAGTGTATTGAGAATGGATATAACACGATGGTGTTTAGAAAAACTGGAGCTACTATATCGGATAGTATATATAAGAGTATTCAGGAGGCTATAGGAGGCTTAAAACTTGGCGCATTCTTTAAGCCGGTAGAGGGGCAGATAAGGTGCTTTAATGGTTCATATATCACTTTCAAAGGCTTGGATGACCCCGAAAAAATAAAAGGCCTTGAAAGTTACCAATATGTATTCTGCGAAGAAATATCCGAATTTGATGAAAGTGACTTTAAGCAGATAAGGAAGCGCCTTAGAGGTAGGAAGGGACAAAAGATCATTGCTGCATTTAACCCCATATCCGAAGACCACTGGATTAAGAAGAATATATTTGAGCAGGAGAAATTGGTGGAAGTTGACAATCATCTTTACGGGAAATTAAAAGATAATCTAACAGGGAAGATATTAAAAAAAGAATATTCTGAAATCGCCCAGAAATGGACTAATTCCGCTAAGTTAATATTTAATCCTCGAACAAAAGAATACGATACACATAACCCTGATATAGTGATTATGCGGTCTACTTATCTTAATAATTTCTGGGTAGTAGGTTCTCCTGATGGGAGCTATGGTTTTTATGATGCCCAAGTGATAGCCGACTTTGAAAAAGATAAAGTAAATGATTACGCGTATTATCAAGTATACGCGCTGGGGGAATGGGGGACCGTTAAGACCGGAGGGGAGTTCTTCAGAAACTTCGAAATTGGCAAGCACGTCGGTCGTTGCGAGTACGATGAACGTTATCCTATCCATATAACTATAGACAACAATGTGCTACCATATATATCAATCGGATTTTGGCAAATTATTACGGGCGATGTAAATAGCGCAAGACAAGTTCACGAGATACCGGCAGAAGATCCTTTTAATACGGCTTCTAAAGCTTCTGAGGCAGCGGTGGAATACCTCAAGGATATTGGTTATAACGACAAGGTGTATCTATATGGGGATGTGTCGACAAAGAGCGGTAATACAATCGATGATGATAAACTCTCTTTTTTTGACAAATTTAAGGATGGTCTGGAAAAATCATTTGTTGTCGAAGAGAGGATGCCTAATGTAAATCCATCTGTCGCGATGTCGGGGGAATTTATCAATGCTATTTATGCTGACGCTATAAAAAGTATAGATATTAGAATAGATAAAAGTTGCAAGGTTTCGATAAATGACTACTCTCGTGTAAAGAAGGATGTGAACGGAGCAATCTTGAAACAGAGGGTTAAAAATAAAGATACAGGGCAGACATATGAGCAATACGGCCATTTTAGTGATACGAAGCGATATTTTATAACGGAGGCTTTTAATAAAGAGTACACGAAGTTTTCTCTTAGAAGAAGTAGAAATAAGATTTCTGATACCTCTATAAAGTATTATGACAAGTCAAAGGTCGACTTGTCTGAAGGATATGGCATGGTCGAAATCAACCCTTCCATCAATTCGCAATCCGTGTTTGTCAGAGTTATATTTAAAGATAACAAATGCTATGTCACAAGGGCAATGTTATCTGATACCATTATAGATGAGCTTGAGGTATCCTCGTTGATTGTTCCAGGTGATAGAGTTCAGGTGGAATGCGATCCTTCACTTGCGGCCTATGTCAAAAATTTAAAGGATCATGTCCAAGATGTTAGAGGCAGAAAGCCTTTCCATGATCCTCAAAAAAGGATATCTGCTCATATCGATTATATCCTGAACAACATATTCATCCCAAGTGATTATGATACGGATATTCTTTTTGAAGCGTTTATTGAAAACATCCTTGACTACAAGGATAAGAATAACATAGAAGCTATAAATTCATTAGCGGCATTATCAGAAAGGGTTAAGAGGGGCTTATATGTCGGATAGATTTTATTCTTAATTGTTTGTTCATCTGAAAATAAGCACTATATTTGTAGCGTATAAAAGAAAATAAAGAGCCTAAGAGCCATTCTCAGTAGAAATACTGGGGATGGCTCTTTTTGTTTGTACAAAAATGAAATATCCTTTATTACAAAAACTTGCTTTTTGGAAATCTAACTGGAATAGCAGTTCGAAATCTTTTTCTATGGTAGGTAATGTGAATGCCGTAGAAAAAGATCAAGCAGGGAACATTTGGTATATAAATGCATTATCAAAAGGACTACAACAAATTATTGGTGGCAAATCTGACGTTTTTGATATGCTTAACCTTGCTGACAAAAGAAAGGCCTTAATAGCCTGCACTCCTTTTGCAACTGTTGTTGAGAGATGCGGTTCTATGTTTTCTAACGGGCGATTTTATGTGACGGATAAAGAGGATAATGAGCATTTGGATGGAGATAATAAATACAATAAGATAAGGACCTTGCTTAAACAGCCTAACCCAATTCAAAGTGGAAAGCAATTTAATAAGCAGGTTGAAATCACCCTCAAAACTTTTGGCTTTTGCCCTATTTATACATTTAGAGCTTTGAGATCTGAAATACCGGTTTCGATGTGGATTATTCCCCCTGAACTTTTCCACGCTGAAGTAGATGCTAACATATGGAAAAAATCAAGATTAGAGGAAGTTATAAAAAAGGCATGGATTGAATGGGGGAGTGAGAATATCTATATAGAGAGTGATGAATATTTTGTTGTATCTGATGCGAGTGCTAATATTAATGTAACTGAAAAAGAGTTGTCTTATATCCATATAACAGACTCTCTTACTAGGCCGGTTAACAATTGGATTGCTCAAATGATTGCAAGAGGCACATTGATCGTTGATGGTGGTCCAAAAGGCGTATTGTGTAACGATGCCAATGGTGATATATATGGGGATAATTCTCTTACCCCAGGAGAGATTGAAAAACTAAACGAAAGTTTTAAACGTAAATATGGTGTTGTAGGTAAACTTTTTTCAGTCCTTGTTACTACCGCAAATGTAAAATGGGTTCCAATTACGGGCAATTCGGAAGATTTAAAATTATATCAAGAAGATAAAGAGTGTCGCAATACCATCTGCAATTCATTAGGGATAAATCCTAATGTTTTGATATCAGATAGCACATACGACAATCAGAACGGGGCAAAACGAGATGCCTATCAAGACTTGATCATACCTGATTCTGAGAATTATTGCGAAGCCCTAACAAGGGCTATAGTAGGGGATGATGAGATAATTATAAGATTGGATTATTCTCATATATCCGTGCTCCAGGAAGATAAGAAAAGTGCTGCAAGTGCTTTATCTCTTGCTTCTAATGCGGTTCGTAATTTATACAATGATGGTATCATAACATTGTCCGAATCCAGGAAAGAAGTAGCTAATTATATAGATATAGATCCGGACAATCCTGAAGGTGACTTTAAACAAGAATCTCAATCAATAGAAAATAATATACATAATGGCACACAAATTGAAAACTAAGAAAAAAGAATCGATAGGAATGCAGTATAAGGCTTTTTCTTTTGAGACCAAAGATATAACGATCAATTCTGAGAGTCGCAGAATTTCTGGATATGCTGCTATTTTTGGGAACAAGGATAAAGCTGGCGATATCTTAATAAAAGGATGTTTCTCAAAAAGTATACAAGAAAGAGGGCCTCAAAGTAATGCAAATGATAAGATCATCCACCTATGGATGCATAACATGAATGAACCGGTAGGTAAAATTGTTACATTAATTGAGGATGATAAAGGATTATATTTTGAGGCAGATATTGATAAAATTGATTTAGGGGATAGAGAAATTACCCAGCTAGAATCTGGCACAATCAATCAATTTTCTATCGGCTATTCTTACGTTTGGGACAAAGTAGACTATGATTCGGAGAAAGATGCCTTTATTGTAAAAGAAGTCGTATTGTATGAAATATCTGCTGTTTCTATAGGTTGTAATGGAGAAACTTATTATACAGGTTTAAAAACTGTGGAAGAAGTAGAAGATAAAGTTATTGAACTACATAGCGAAATTGAAAATAGTTTGCAGGGATTATCCATTAAAAAGAAAACAGAAATATTGGGCTTATTCTCAAAGTTTAAGGCACTTATGCTAATCAAGCCGGAGGAAGATATGAAAAGTAGGCTTCGTTCACTTGCACAAGATCAAGCCGCCGTAAACCCAAAGAAAAGCTTATTCCATAATGTGAAATTTAAATAACAACTAAAAGAAGTAGAAAGATGAGAAAGTATTTAAGAGTACTGTTTCAAAACAGCATGAGAGGAAGAAAAGAAAGATTTAAACTTTCCTGTTCTTTATTTGCAATTATGGCATTGTCACTAATTGCGGTATTTACTCTTGCCGCTAATCCTGTGGCTGGTGGTGTGTTGTTGTCTGGTCTTGGTTTAATGGCTTTTATCGATGAATCTACGCTTGATGATGATCAGAAAAAGTTTTTCAAGGGGCTGGATGACAAACTGGAAGAGTTGAATGTGAAGTTTTTGAAAGACGAGCTAGGAAAACCGGAATATCTCAAGCAGATTAACGATTTGATAAATGAGTTCAAGCAATTGAATGAAAAGAACATGTCGGATAAGATTGATAAGAAAGACTTTGAAAACTTCAAGAAAGAGGTTTGTGAACAACTTGTTAGAATTAAAGGGGCTATGGATAAAACCCCATCTGGAGAATTTCGTTTAAAATCAATAGATGAGCAGATCCGGGAACAGGTGAAAGAATATATCACCAAAGATCAAAGCGGAAGAGAAATGGTGGACTTAAAGGCGGCTTGCAAATCTTCTCCTGGCTATAAAAAACAATTTAATCTTGTTGTCAAGGCTAATACGCCTATAACATCAACTGCGACGGCCGCATCCGGTGTGACGCTGAGTCCTGGAGTTGTATTTGATCCTACTATTTCCGCGCCGCCTATGGCTGAAAGCGAAATCAGACAATTCGCTAATGTCGCGACTATCAATGCTCGGACATTGGTATATACAGAGCTTAAGGATTCTACAGGAGATGCCGAATGGGTTCCTGAAGGCGGATTAAAGCCTTCAATGACTGCAACAATCAAGGAAGTTGTTGTTAATGCAGGGAAGGTGGCATTGACAGCTACGCTGACGGAAGAAACATTAACTGATCTTCCCCAGTTAGTGGCGGAGGTTCAAGCTGAAATTATTAATAAAATCGGTATTGAAGAGGAAAATGGGATTTTATATGGTTCTGGCTCTGATGGAGAAATAAAAGGTGTTTTCACAGATATCCCCGAATATTCATTAACCAGTATCAAGGTGGACAAACCGAACAACTTTGATGCTATTATAGCAGCTTATACACAAGTTGTTTCGACATCTAAAATGAATTATGCTCCAAATGTCGTCCGCGTTAATCCTATTGATTTGGCGAATATGAAGCTGACAAAAGATGCTAATGGCCAGTATCTCTTCCCGCCTTTTACATTACAGGATGGATCTCTTATTTCGGGAGTCCAGATCCGGCCATCCACTTCCATCACGGAAGGTGAATTTGTATTGGGCGATTTTAGATATCTGAACATCCGTGACTATGTAGGATTATCTATTACGTTCGGTTGGGTCAATGACGATTTCCAGAAGAACCAAGTGACAATGATCGGCGAAAAAAGATTGTTGGCTTATATTAAGTCGAATTACAAGACTGCATTCGTCAAGGGTTCTTATGCCACTATCAAAGAAGCTATTGATTCATCAAAGGAATAGGAGGTTAATATAATGAAAAGAGGAAAAGTAAATAAAAATGATGCAAAGAGTTACAGGTTTGAACCTTCGGATGTATATGAAGTTACCTATATTAAGGCTAAACATCATGAAATCGGAGATAAGGATTATGTTTCTCTTCCTGTCGCAATCATGTTTATAAATGAGGGTAAAATAGCCTCTACTCCTGAAATAGAAGAGGCTATTGCAAAATATGGCATGAGCGGCTTGATCAAATCAAAAAATAAAAAACAGTAAATCATGCTTATAGATGAGACATTTTTCACAGGTGAACTTCATATAGAAGGAGTGATTTCGTATACTGGCGTGCCATCAAAGACTAATGAGGCTTCCAATTACGAACTTAAGTCCTTGATTGCTCAATATGAACTTGAATTTTATCGTAAAATATTAGGTTATGATAATGCAAAAAAGTTTGTTGGGTATATCGAAAGTGGAGAAGGCGAAGAAAAATGGGATAATCTAAAAAACATGTTGGTCGAACAGGTAGGTAATCGGAAGGTATCTCCGGTTGCCTATTATGTATTCTGCTTCTATCTGAGAAAGAATCAAACACAGGCTACGCCTATTGGCAATGTCGAGGAAAGCTCTTCCAATAAAATTTCGCCATATAATATCAAAATGATAAACGCATGGAATCAGATGACCTATATGAATAGGTATATATCTGATTATCTATATGATCATAGAGATGATTATGGCGGATATTTTTTTGATGAGCATTTACTGGAATTTATGAATAAGATGGGGATATGATAAATATCGTAGATATATTCAAGGATATTAGCCGTAATACTTCTATAAGTGTTGGGATAGAAATAAATTTCCTATTTGGGGAATGGGCGCAAATAGCACGGGAAATGGAGATATTAAGCAAATCCCCTATCACTGAATCGGGCAAATGGCCACTTCTTGCTCTTTTTACCCCATTTGAAGAAGATAAAGGCGACCCCGATCTATATTGTAAAGCAAATATTGACCTGATGATAGCTACTCGCACGTTATCTGATTATACCAATGATCAGAGGTTTGCTATTTCTTACAAAGAAATCCTACATCCTGTTTACGAACATTTTATTTCAGAATTAGCCAAAGACCAAAGGTTTGATTTTGGATCTAAAAATGTCGTGCCACACCGGTATGTGGATAATATGAGGTATGGCAGTCGAGGGGTTTATGGTTCTGACGGGAAAAAGCCTTTTGCGGATTTGTTTGACGGAATAGATATATTGGATTTGGAGATAAAAGTAAAGAAACCTAATTGTAGATAAAAATGAAAAAGTACAGAGATTGCGGAAGCGAGATATTTAATACGGGATCAAGCAAATGTCCGTTTGTTCCGGATTATGTAAAAGTGATCATTCTGACACCGGAAGATATGGTGATAAAAGATGATGAACTGGAAGAAAAAATAGAAGAAATGATTCATGCGAACCGTCCGGGGCGTATCTATCCTATAGGACCTATCGCGGAATATGCACCAAGTGGTGGTGAGGCCCAAACGTCTAAACAAGGATATGGTCCTTCTCAAATCACTTCTTACTCGGAGCTTGTTGAAGCCTGGACGCTTGAAAATTATGATGAAGGACTGTTGGCGAATTTAATGAAGCTTAAAAACGAAAGAATGAGAGCTTTATTTGTGGATAAAAATAACGTTGTTTATGGTCAGTATGACACAGATACTACTATTAAAGGCTATCTGATGTCTTCTATTTATCCTTCATCAGTACAACGATTTAAAACGAGTGGAGATAATGCATCTATGGCGGTTAGCCTGGTGTATGATGATGTAGAAAAGGCTTGGATGGAAACCAAATCTCTGCAAGGTGAGACTGATTTGGTTGAAAAAGCCAAAGGCCTTGTTTGGGTAGATGTCGTAAAAGTGGGAGATAGTGGATCTAATTACAAGGTGGTTGAACATTATGGCAAATATGATTTGACGACAGCCTATGGGACTTTGCTTGGAAAGACAGAAGGAGTGTGGGGGGATAGTGTTAGTGCTGCCCAATACAATTCTGCGGATGGCACATTGAGCCTGACTAGCGAGAGTACACCGACATTATTAAGCCCAGAGCGGTTGCTTACTGCTGGTATTAAAGGTATTGAGCAATGGAAGTCGTAATGAATGGGGTTTCTTTTAATCGGGATTTATGTTCTAAAATGACAAAAAAACAATTTTTGGAAGCCCACGAAAAATCTTGTTTTTTAGATCGTAATATCGAAAATAGAAGAAAGATCCTAACGGATGTTTATAGCATTATAAAAGGTAAATCAGTTACAAACGAGGGGCTTTATTAGGCCCCTCTGTGTTTTAATATGGGTACTATAGAGGGAGTTTCAAATGCCGTAAGGATGTTAAAAAATAATTTCATGCCAGAGGTTACAAATAGCCTTCGTGAAAGTGAGGATCTGATTCATGATTTGATTACCGACCAACTGATGGCCGGACTTGATGAAAATGGAAAACAGATAAGACCTACATATCTTCAAGACTCTTACTTCAGGGAAACGACAAAGACGGAAAAGGCAGCAAGAAAAAAAGCTATGTGGTGGAGAGATATGAAAGAGCGTATCACACCACCTGAAACGTCCAATCTTTTAAAATTCCCTCCCCGAAATAGAAATACGCCTAACCTTATAATAACAGGTGAGTATCACAGAAGTATCACCCCTATTGTTGTGGATGGGAAAGACGGAGGGAAGATTGTAACCAGATCTATCGGTTTTTATGCTGGGGATAATGCGCTTGAAGAAAAATATGGTCCATCGCATTTAGGATTGACGAGAAAAGCAAAAAAGTATTTGCTGGATAATCGTATAAAACCAGCGATTGAAAATTTACTAAAAAAATATGGATTCAAATGAATGCGAAAGCTCCTTGTAACTGTTCGTCTCAAAATAAGGCTATGGCCAACCGAGAAAATATGAGAAGATTGGCAAGTAAAGCCGCCAGAATGGATCAGCGTATCTATGTTATTATTCGTAAACATGATGATACGTACACTTTTGAACCAATTGATGCAATTGGAACTAACGGAGATATAGTAGAATATGTACATTATTTATAACGATCAAAATGGAACTTAATGATTTAACTTTTTCACTTCAGAATGGAGTTTATAAAACATCTTTCCAGCCAACAGGTGATTTTAGAATACATATTAAACGACAAGCGTCTGGTCGGTTGTCGTTCTTTGAAACAATAACAGGATCAGATCCTGTTGCTTTTGGAGTTATAAATTGGACTCTTCCTAACTTTGAGGCAAAAGTACCCGATGTGAGTCCTGGAATGACCATTATCATTGAAAGTGACACTCCTGTTATAAAATGTCAGTATACTTATGAGTAATTTTATTTTAAAGACTTTAGAAACAAGAGAGTTGAAGCTAAACACGATTAGGCTCCGAGGTTTCTATGGTGGAAAGCTGCGGAAGGGTTCCGGTGGTGGCGGTTCCAGCGACGGCTTCCCGGTGCTTCCTGGCGATGTCACTCGTTGGCATTTCGGCGGCCTGACGAACGAGATGATGGCGGCTATGGACGATCCGAGGATTGAGGATGCGGACCATAAAGGTCGGTTCTTATCCTTCAAGAATTTCGCTTGGAAGGAGGGTTCAGGTATTAGTGATGTTTATCCCGGTGCACTCGTCTTTGACGGAGTAGACGATTATGGTGTTTGTAAGAACTTCCCTATTCTGACTAAAGAAAAGGGATATACGGTTGTGGCGTTGAGACAGTGGGATCAGGATTTCTTGAATACAACTTTGACAGGAGGACTGTTGTCAACTAGGAATTATTCCACAGGAGAAGGTGTAGCATTTGAAAAAATAGAATCCTCAAATAAGGGTTATTGGAATTTAGGTGCTGGAGGTATCATAGATTTTGCAAAATCACCATTTACATGGCAAACATCAAAACAATATAATAATGTTGGTATTTTAAAAGGTGACAAAAATCATGGAAAACCATTATGTGTAGGATGTGGATTGTCTGGAGGCCAACAGTGTGGTAGATTTGCTATCTGGGAACTTGTATTTCTCGACCACGACGCCACCGAAGAAGAACTGACCAAGATCAAAGACTACTTCGTTAAAACCTATCCCTGGCTCTTTCCCGACCAGGCATGGACAGTGGTAGGCAAAACCAACGAGGACGAAGATCGTGCTACTATTGCCAACATTACGGGCAATGGTAATGATCTTGTACTGTCGAACGTTGCATTTAGTGAGAATAGTGGGTATGGAAGTTATCCGTTCGGTATGAATGTATGGAATCCAGATTATATTGCAGATCAACCATATGGTACAGTACATTATCCAAATGATTCGAAGAGTTATGCAACAACTGTAAAAAACAATGCGACCAATTTTAGAATAAAATTCAGATTAAGAGGATTGCCAGAAGGTGGGTCTTTTTTAATACGAGTGTTCGATATGAATGATTTAAATACAGTTCTTAAGACATATACGTACACGGAAAATGGCATACATGAGTTTGTTTATAATGATCCAAATAAACCTGCCCGGATTATATTGTATAATGGAAACACTCCTTCAAATATTTCAGAATTTTATTTGGATATTATCCCCGAATACGAAGGATACCTGGTTACTGATGGGGTGGATGATAAGATAACTTCGTCTATATTTGAAATGGGTAATGATTGGACTGTAATAGGAGATTGGGAGCTTATAAATACAGGGAAAAAAGACAATGCTGGTATTGTAAAATTTGATAGTATAGTCATTTATAATTATAATCCAATACTCATTAATATAAAAAATGGTAGAAATAATTTGATTCCCGATCAAAATACCGTTAATGCAATTTGTTCTGATGGCAGGATTTATTCAAAAGACTGGAAAGAATCTATTTATAATGAAGAAACGGAATCTACCAGTAAAAATCTCTTAACTATAGGATATTCAGGTAACAGTTATACTAAAATTGCTTTCAGAAACTTAGCGATTTATCCTACAGTCCTCTCCAAGGAGGATTGTATAAAAGCATATAATTATTTACAAACATTAAAAGCAAAATGACATGAAATACGCAATTGTAAACATCGTGTGGTGCAAGTCCCACGGAATAGAAGTCCTGCCGGAAATGAGGATAAGTACGGATCAAAGCAAGGTAATCTTGCATGAGGAATACCTTGCACCCTTCGATGATGAAGATTTTCCTCGCTATAGTTTTAGCGATCCGTCTTTTGTCGAACTACTGAATAGTGAAGAATGGACTTATCCAGAAGGAGAACAACCCGTAATCAATAGGCAGTTCAGCAGATTATTGGCTTTGGACGAACTGGATAAAGAAGCTACAGAAGAGATAAATACATATGACCTTTCCCCGTCGGAAGCCTTACAGGTCAAAGATCGATACCCCGAATGGGAAACCGGAATAAACGTCAAAACCGGTGAACGATACCGAGTTGAAGATGTCCTTTGGGAATGTGTTAAAGACCATCTCACACAAGATAACTGGAAGCCTAGCACAGCTACCCTAAGCCTGTGGAAAATAGTAGACGCAGAAGAACATTCCGGCACGATAGAAGATCCTATTCCATATAAGCAAAATATGGCACTTGAATTTAACAAGTACTACACGCAGGACGGAGTATTGTACCTCTGCATACAGGCTATGACACCGGGACCGTACGATTTAAAGGATGTGCCGGCGCATGCACAACCGATAAAGCAGTAATGGGGTTTAAATAACTCATAGATTGATTTGGCTATTCCGTGCAATTTGGCTATGTTTGTAACAGCATAACAAAAGATTTAGAGCCTAAGAGCCATACCCGGTAAGAGTCATATCCTGCGGGGTATGGCTCTTTTTGTTTAATTTAAAATGAAAAAGAGATGAAGACAAATCAGGAGATGGTACGCTACATTGATAATATTTCAGTGATTCAACGAACAAGTGATGGATATTTTGACGGAGGCGAATTACTTCGTCAATGGAATAATGTAGATGAAAATCCAAGAAGACGTATGTCAGAATTTATAGAGAGCCCTAAAACGAAAGAGTTTTTAAAGGCCCTATCTGTGGATGAAAGCCATAGGCTAAAAACCGACATTGGTGAAAATCTATTGCTTATAAAGACAAAAGGGAGAAACACTAAAGATGGCAAAACTCCTGATAAAGTTTGGATGAATCCTCTCTTGTTCATCAAGTTTGCCATGTGGATCAATCCAACATTTGAGGTGAAAGTACTACGTTTTGTTTATGACGAGATGATCCGATATCGTAATGACGCGGGAGATGCATACAAAGAACTTTCGTCCGCTGTTATGAAAATTGTCCCAAGCCATTTCATGCCGAAAGCAATGCAAAAAATAGGAGAGGCGTTAAACTGGATCATTTTTAACTCCCACGAAAAGATGTTACGGAATAAGCATGGAGATGAAGCAAGGTTGCGTGAGTTATGGCAATTAGAAAAGAAAATTGCTGGCTTGATAGAAGAAGGATTTATATCAACCTATGAACAGTTGATATCATATCTAAGAAAGCTGTATCGTAAAAACTGGGAGCCAAAAGTACTAACGGTATAAAACATTTTTTGATAAGTCTTCATATAGATCATGCTGGTCTGTGAAGATAGGCATGAATATTTTTTAACTTGAATTTTGATATGGCAAAGTTATACACGAAATGCGATGAGATACCTCTCTGTAGGTTCATAGAGGCATACAATGGGAACTTGAAAGCGTTGATAATTTCCGGGAGGTCTTCGGACAAAGAGTTGCGTTTGATTTTCAGTAGAATCATGGATGAATATAACCAAATTATAGAAAATAAAAATCTACAATTCGCAGTTTCTAAACGTTCTTTGATCATAAATTATTATACTAAAATATCCATTATATCAGCTATGTTAAATTTTATAAAACTAGGTGAAATAGATAAGATCTCCGATTTGCTCACTATTGTTGACATAAAAAATGTGAATATTGAAACAGTTGCGGATGCGGAGAAATTGATAAATAAAATAGAATCCTCATTGGCTTATATTCGGTTAAGATTGAAAATGACTCAAGAGCAGCTTGATAGTACCAGTCAAATCAATAGAAAAGTAGATTTTACTAAAGAGCGAATGATTTTATCGGCTCATTTCAAAATGCGGATAGATGACAAGACATATACTGCGTCAGAATATGCAAACCTTATTAGATTAATGTTGAACGAAATAGAGGAGGTTAAAAAATATGGCAAATGAAACAAAAATAACGACAATCGTTGGAAAGGAGGCTTTTAGCCAGCTTGAAAAACTCGATGATTTAATAGGGAAGGCAAACGATTCGTATTTGATTGCGGCAAGAAATATGGCTAAGGGGTTGTCTTTTGAGCCTAAAAACATGTCCGAGTTGATTGAAAAGAATAATCAGTACATGGCTTCCCTAAAAGAGATACAGAAAGCTGAAACTGAAATTAATCGATTACGTCAAGAGAAGAACAAGGTAATACAGGAAGGGGTTAACGAAGTAATGGCCCAGATCAAAGCCGATCAAGAGGCGGCACGTATAGCTAAGGAAAAAGCCAAATTGGAAAAAGAGCAGTCGAAAGTATCAAGAGAACTTGCTGCTACAGAAAAGATTAGAAAGAAAACTTCAGAAGATCTAAGTAGGGCTAAACTGGCTGAAGAACGAGCAACAATGGCAGCATCTAAGGCGGATAAATTACATGCTCAAAATGTGCAGTTGACTTCTGATCAGGTTGAAAACCTAATTTTAAAACTTGACACAGCAAATCTTTCTTACAAAGAGCAAGCTCGCATATTAAGTCAATTGAAGGCTTATTCCAAAACTCAAGTTGGCGGTATAGATGCAGTTAATCCCAAAGTGCTTGAGAATATCCAGAAGTTGGATAAACTATTGAAAGAGCAAGATGCTAAAATGGGGGTATATGGCCGAAATGTAGGCAACTATGCTTCTCATTGGGATGGGTTAGGAAATGCAATCAACCAGTTAAGCCGAGAAATGCCTGCATTTGCAGTATCTATGCAGACAGGATTGCTTGCGATCAGCAATAACTTGCCTATTCTAGCTGATGAAATAGCCAGGATACGACGTGAGAATGTCGAATTAACAAAAAGCGGTCAAAAAGCAGTGCCGGTATGGAGGCAGGTCGCTGGGAGTTTGGTTTCATGGCAAACATTGTTGTCTGTAGGTGTTACGCTGCTGACTGTATATGGAGATAAAATATTTGATTTTGCTGCTAATCTATTTAAAAGCAAGGATGCTTCAAAGGCTGCATCTGATGCATTGGAAGACCTTAATTCAACAAGTGGTAAGTTTTTCGATGAGTTGAAAAATTCAGCATCCACCTATGGACAGAATGTTGTTTCCATTAAGAAGCTACAGGATGAATGGAATAGTCTGGGAGATAATCTTGATAAGAAGAAGCAATTTATCATTGACAATGAGTCTGAGTTTAAAAAATTGGATGTTTCTATTACTAATGTGAATGAGGCAGAGAATTTTTTAGTTAATAATACTGACGCATTTCTGAAGGCGCTTGAGCAAAGAGCGAAATATACAGCTGCATCAAAATTAGCAGCAGAGAAATATGCAGAAGCGTTAGAATTAGAAGCAGAAGCAGAAATGAGGGAAAATAATCCTAATTGGTGGGATAAGCTCAATCCTCATAAAATACTTGACCCAACAGCCGCTTCTATGGCTGCATTAACGGGACAATTTGTTTTCTTTAATGAGTCATCTGAAAAAGCAGGAGATAATGCAAAAAAAGCAGCAGATGGAATAAGGGAGCAAGCTAAAGCTGCAAAAACGGCGGCTGATATTTATGTAAAAGCAATGTCCGACGCGCAAAAGGAAGAAAATAACATACTTGCTAAATCTGGAATCAGTAAATATTTAGAGGAAGAGAGAATAAAACGTGAGGAAGAACGAGCAAAACGTGAAGCTGAACGAAGAATGAAACTCGAAATGGAAGCCGAACGGACAATCCAGGAAGCCCGTATAAAACTGATGGATGAAGGTTTTGAAAAAGAGATAGAGACTCGTAATGCCCAATATCAAAAGAAAATAGATGATGTAAAGACAAAAGGAGTCCGTGTCAATGAGCAGATTGCCGCAATAGAGGCCATGAGAGACAAAGAATTGTCCGATTTTAGGGAAGAATACGAGGCCAAACGTGCAATGATTGATGCGCAAAATCGAATTTCCTATGCTAAAAAGGGTAGTTTGCAAGAGCTTGATGCACGGCTGGACATTCTTGAACTCCAAAAAGCCGCGGAATTGAAAGAAGCAGAAAAGACAGGAGCTAGTAAGTTGGCAGTAGAGGATAAGTACTTAAAACTTATAGAAGATGCTTATATGGAATTTGGTAAAGTACAACTCTCCCGTCAGCAATCTCAAAACGAGTTAGAATTGTCAGATCAGCAGATTTTCTTGAACAAAGAATTATCTATGCTTGAACAGCAATATTCTAAAGGAATAATCAAGAAAGAAGCCTACGAAAAGAAGAAAGCAGATTTGCAATATCAATATGCAGTTCAAGCCCTGCAACAGGAAATTGATCTGCTAGAGAAGAGCTTGTACCTGTTTTCTGGAGACGAACGCTTGGAAATGGAGAAAAAAATAGCCCAATTAAGGGTCCAGCTATCAAAAGAAACCACTGATAAAATAAATGCAGATGCAGAAAAAGAACTAAAAGAAAGGCAAAAGGTAGAGGAAGCAAAAAAGAAGTTGATTCAAGAAGCTGTAAATGCCATAGCAGAAATAGGATCTTCTATGTTTGACCGTAGAATACAAGAAATAGAAGCTGAGATTGACGCTAATCAAGAGGCTTATGATAAGAAGGTTGAAGAAATTGATGCTTTGGCCGAAAAAGATGTTATTACAAAAGAAGAAGCAGAAGCCCGTAAGCGCGTAGCAGAGGAACAATCGTCTGTAAGAAACGCCGAACTTGAAAAGAAAAAGGCTGATTTGCAAACAAGACAGGCACGATTTCAGAAAACAATAGATATTGCTCAAACTATAGCATCCACTGCGCAAGCTATAATGACCGTATATAAACAACTTGGAATATTTGCAGGCCCTATGGCTGCGCTTGTTGCTGCAACGGGTGCTATTCAGCTTGCTACCATTATAGCCCAGCCTATCCCCAAATATGCAAAGGGTACTGATTATCATCCCGGAGGTTTGGCTATTGTTGGTGATGCCGGTAAACATGAAGCTGTTATATCTGGAGGTAAAGCGTACATTACTCCTGACACGCCGACATTGATGCCTATACCTAAAGGGGCAGAAGTTTTGCCAGACATTAACGATCCTGAGTTTTATTCCCGTTTTATGGATAACAGTTATTGGTTGACTCATAACAAAGCCGGGGAACGGGTGCAGATAGTGAACCACTTTGATGCAGAAGGCATTATTCAAGCAAGCAATAAGACGAACAACGACCTAAAAAAAGAGATTCGTTCTTTGGGCAGGATCATATCTAAAGGGCAACGTAGAACAGAATACAACTCGTATAAAAACTCAAAATTGAATTGATATGATACGTGTACAGTTATTAATAGGCGGAAAGAAATATGAAGCCACCAACGATTTAGTTAATTGGGAAGATGTTGAAATATCGATAAAGAGAAAAGACTTTGGGGGTGTATATAGGACGTTTGGCGATTCATTTGAGTTTGCCGGTGATTCTTATATGCTCTTGGAGAACGAGTTCTTGACAAACTATCTGAATGCTTCTGCTGTGATAGTCATTGGGGTATTGAATAATTCTTGGACATATAATGAGAAGATCCGGTGTAATCTTGATTTTTCTTCATACCAAAATAATGGCAACACTATATCCATAAAGGCTATAGATAACAGTGCGGAGGCTATAATCAATGCTAACAAGTCACAGGTGTATGATATCCCTGTTTCAAGTCTCAAATCGGATGAGCTGTATTATGATCGCATGGAGCTGAACAACAAAGCGGATTTTGTTGTGATACCGACCGAAGAACAGACTGATGAAGGTATTTATAAAATAAGTTTGCCTTCCAATTTTATCTTAGGAGAATATAATTTTCCGGTTGGATATACTACAACTAATTTTCCCGTTAAAAACAAAATTGATGTTGGGGACGTTAATATAACAGCTCCAGACAATGCTAATTTTTATTCTGGGTATATGATTAAGGCGTTAACTCGCATAAGCATACAATATCGAATGAGTTTTGATGTATATGCTACAATAACAAATGGGAATGCAAGTAAATTGCGATTGGAAATCGCCAAATATGCAAGGGTGAAAGACGGAGACAAACCTACACCTGTAATAATAGATTCTATATCCATACCTTTTAAGAGTAAAATCAGCATAGATAAGGCATATGATGTTGACTTAAAGGAGGGGGATAGAATTATAATGTGGATAGGTCAGGGTGATAGTTATGCCCTTTGGGAGGGAGATGTTATAATGACGGTTTCGAATGTAAAAGAAATTAGCGTATCTTATAAAGGTAGAAACGAACCTGTTAATTTCGATGTTTTCACCCCTAATAAATTACTCACCTCCATACTGTCCAATATGGGTCTTACCGATATGACCGGAGAAGTAAAGGAAGGTGATATTACGATACCATATATGATAGCAGCGGAAAGTATCAGAGATATCAAGAATGCAAAAGTCCATACCTCTTTCAGTAAATTTTCAGAATGGGCAAAAGCATGTCTTGGATATTACTACAAGATAGAAGGCAAGAAGGTTATATTTTGTCATTTGACTGAATTATATGATCCAGAGATGGTGAAAGAACTTGAGCGTGTGAACGGGCTTGATATCTCAATTGACAACTCCTTGATATGCTCCGGGGTAGATGTGGGCTATGAGAAGAAAGATTATGATGAAATAAACGGTCGTGACGAATTTCATGTAAAGAACAGCTTTTCGACCGGTATTTCAATCAACGATAACATATACAAACTTATTAGCCCTTATCGTGCTGATTGTTATGGAATAGAGTTCTTGGCGCAAAAAAGAGATGAAGAAACAAAGGATGATAGTTCGGATAATGATTTGTTTTTTGTTGATGCTGTTTCTGTTTTGGATCCTTCTACATCTTCGATAAAGTTAAAATTAAACAGGCAAGGAGATCGGCCTTCCGGAGTATTATTTCCTTCTTCGGTATTTAATATTGCATATTCTCCAAGAAGGATGTTGCTTGCAAATAAGGATATATTATCATCTTGTACAAGCAGACTTGAGTTTACTGCTTCTGAAGGGAATGCTGATGCGGTTTTATGGCGGGAAAGTGAAAAGTCCCCCGTTGTATTAGACAGTCGTTATTTTAGAGTTGAAACTCTTAAAGTTGAAACGATAGGGCTGTCGCCATTTCCTGTTTTATGTGATGGTCTTATATCTTTTAATTATAACGGCAAAAAGTATACCGGTTATGTTTCCGATATAACAGAGTTTCTTGGTAAGAGACAGACAACGGAATATACTTTGATATGTAAAAATATCGATTAATGTTGTCTTTATTCTGAATAATTGCTACATTTGCAAGCATAGAGCCTAAGAGCCGTATACGTAGTTAACACTGCGTATACGGCTCTTTTTGTTTGTATAAGCGTATGATAAAAATAAGCAGTGTATCTCCTTTGATATTTGACGTTGAAAGTACAGGCTTTGAACATTCGATTGATTATGTTCAGAAGTTTGAAAGGGAAGATATACCTATCCTTATACAGATCGTAGATGTTCCAAACAAGACATTTACCATGTTACTTGTTGATTTATATAATGGGACTTCATATCAAATATCTCCACAAAAATACGAGATTAACGATTACAACACGTTGTATGAATTTACGATAAATCCTTCAAATAATGGGACCTATCAAGTCAGAATAACAAATGATCAGGGAGAGATATCTGTTAGTTTGCCTTTCTGTGTACATAGTTCATCATATACTCCATTTACAATGCAAATAGAATATACAAATGCAGATAATCAACAAGCATTTGGGGCTGTATTTGATATATCAGGGAATAAACGTGTATTTAAAACACGTGTAGAAGGAGGATTTAAATCTGATAGCCGGCAATTAGCTGTTGAAAGTGAACAATTCAGAACTCAAAAGCAAGAACCTATCAATCTATATTCTGTTCCCTATGAAAAAAGGACACTTACGATTGGTGATAATGAAGGTGTCCCTTTTGAAATGGCCCGGCTTTTAAACAATATCTTTTGCTTGTCTTCTGTGAAGATTGATGGAGTGTCTTATACCAGAAGTGAATCAAGCGTACCGGAACAACAGGTTATTGCTGAGAGATATCCACAGTTCAATTATACTTTAACGGTGGAATGCTCCGAAAATGTTTCTTACAATGGTTTTACCGAATATCCAGATGGATCTGGTATTGTTGGAGAAGTCAGTTTAAACGTTTCTAATGCTAAAGACGGTCAAGTTTTAGTCTTTGACGGAAACGAAGGAAGTTTTGTTAACCAATCACATCTTGATTCGCTATGAGTATAAAAAAGTTAACAAAACGAATATGGTACGGGTCAGATACTACGGTAAACAGTGAAGGGAAAACTGTTGCTGCTGCTCCCCCTATTGCCACTAATGATGGTTCTGAGGATTGGGATTTGAATGGTCTTGTAAGAGGTGAATTATATCTCAATGATAATAAAGATGATCCTGCTTTGTTTTGTTTGGGTAGTGATAATTTACCCAAGCGAATAGGAGGTGGTACGGCTTCAGGAGGTGGAGGAATTGTAAATATAGATGTAGACGTAAAAGAAGGAAGAGGCATTGATGTAAAAAAAGATTTGATTGGCGAAACTGTTATTTTCACGGTTTCGCATGAAGATACATCTTCAGCAGTTTCAACATCTAATTTTGACGATTTATTTGTCCAAAATATCGGTGTTGATGATTTTGGACATGTAACATCTGTAGAAAGTGCAAGGCTGGCGACTTATCTTGATGAGCGATATCTTCGCAAAGATATCGACGATACCGCCCACGGGAATATACTTTTTGACAAGAAGATCGGCTCTTCCATTTTCATAGACGGCTGGGAAGGTAAAGGCTGGGAGATCCAGAGTACGGGCGCCGCCATATTGGATTCGCTTCGTGTGCGGAGTGATATCTATGTGGGGGGCAATACCGGATCGCCAACTTTTGCATCCGGTTTTACCGGTTGGGGATGGCAGATAGACACACCGACGGCCACCGGGGAGATGGACAACCTCTTTATTCGAAAGACATTCACTGCTTACGAGATTGTCTATTCCCAAATTTACGGTTTAGGAGGTAGTCAGATTGTTTCTGACATCAACAAAATAGCCAGAGTAGAAGTGATGTCTGACCGTTATCGCTGTTATATGGACGATATGGATGGTCTTATGCTTATGAACCTGCGTAAGGGTGACGGTGTCAGGATACAGACACGGACGGGAACGACCAGTATCAAGTATCTTTTCGGACGTTGTATCGGTGTGGACAGTGACTATTTTGATATAGCTATTCCTCTGATAGAAGGGACAGGGCAACCGGAAGCCGGAGATTTTGCCCTTCGTTGGGGTAACAATGAAGATACGGACCGGCAGGGATTGATATATCTAACAACGGCCGATAGCGGTGCGCCATTTATCGATGTGTACGATGGTATTACTGATGCCAGCACCGAAGGCAAGTTGAAAGCCCGTATTGGACACCTGACAGGAATCAGGACACAGAGAGGCGATCAGTTGTCTGGTTATGGGGCTTATTTGAACGGGATATACGTTGAAAACTCGACATTCATTCTTCAAAACGGAGATACCATTGAGCAGACTTTTATTGCCATGAACGGCAAGTTTGAAAGCCTTATTGATAGTATCCGTAACGACATATCCGCCGAAGGAGGTAACATCCTTGTAAACTCTTCTTTCAGCCAGAATACAAACTATTGGAGAGCCGCAAATAACGTTCATTTTATCAACGTAGGTGGAGAATATCTTTGGCTGGATGGTAGCTTCTATGTAGAAAAGGATCAAGTTGCCGATATTTATAATGACAACGGTCAAAACGTTCTGCGAATAAGGAACACGTATATCCTTCAGCAGAATGCTATAATGAATATCCCGGATCACACGGAAGAAGAGGAAAAAACGTATTCTTTCTCTTTGTTCTATAAGGTGCTCCGTCCCGGTTCTTGCGGTTTCGGTATTCCGGGGACCGAGTTGTATCATGAAGAGCAGCTATCGGAAAGCGACAGCTATCAAAAGCTGTCTAAGGTCGGGAAATGGAACGGGAAAGGTGATTTTGAACTGAGGTTCACTGGTGAGATACTTATTTATGGTGTAGGGCTGTTTGCTGATGAGATTGCGGATGCTATTGTCAAGTTGCAGACACAGATCGACCAGACAGACGAATACATCAAACTGTTGGCGACAAAAGATTATGTAGATAGTGAGACGGGAGAAATCTATGTCCACTTTGACAGTCAGTTGCAGATTACCGCAGAACAGATGTCCGGTATATCTACGAAGGTGGATAATATCAACAATACGATAGAAAGTGCCGGGTGGATCACGCAGGCGGATGCTGTTTCTCTGTTTGCATCGAAAAATGATTTAAAAACACTTGAAACATCGGTTGCAAACCTGTCCGTGGAGTATGATCAGATATCTTCGGCCGTAGGAACAAATACTCAAGGCATAAAAGATGCAGCAGATTTAGCAAATAAAGCTTTTGAATGCGGTTTGTATTCACAGGAACAATATTCCCAAACAAATGATCCTTGGCAATCTTGGCCATCAGGTCAGGAATTTAAACACGTAGGAGCATTGTGGTATAATCCGTCGACAAAAATAACAAAGCGGTATATCGGTGTAAACGGAACGCAGTCATGGGAAACGGTTAACGACAATGCTGTATCGGCTGCATCTTTTGTCTTGCAAAATAAAGATAAATGGCGGGTTGTCGTTGCTAATTTTGATGCCGACGGTAATCCTACGGAAGAATCCGGAATAATGACGACCGCTTATGGTAATAATTTATATGCCAGGAAAGATAATATTATATCATCTATAAATCAATCTCCTGAAAGTATTACACTTGAAGCATCCAAGATAAATCTTAAAGGTGCAACTCAAATTGGATCGTTTACCATAACTGAATATGGCTGGTTTAAATGCAATGCAAGTCCGGGAAAAGATGTTGGATATATAGATATGATAGGGGAGAATACTCGTATTGCTTTTGGGCGCAATTTAGCTCCTTTGTCGACTGGAGGTTCGTTTACTTGCACGGCTATTATAAAGAACCATAATAAGGCCAGTTCTGGTGGAACGACATATGGGCTTTCGGTATCTGCTTCTGGGGATGCTAGCACAGATGTTAAGCCTATTGCTGTAGATTGTGACGGAGGACTTCGTGTCAAAGGAAATTTCGGGATCATAGAGGATGTGTTTACTGGACCTAATATTGCTCCAAGCGATAGCAGTTTTTCATCGGCTAAGAATTTGCGAAATCAAAGGACTTATATATATCAACCTACATCAGATATAACAGTCAATCTGCCGAGTGATAGCGCAATAAAATCTGAATTTGGCTATTTTAATTCAGGACATGCAGTTGTTGATAACTCTGCCATTATTATCATTTTATTGGTGACAAAATGGGCTACAGGGAGAATATATGTCGCAGCTAAAGGAGGAACAAATAATAATATCATAAATGAAAATGGAGATACTATAAATGAAGCGTCTGGAAGCAATACTGGTTTCTGGATGGGTAAAGGTGATTCCGCTATTTTGATGTATTTCAATAAGAATTGGTATATAATAAATAGAAACTCATAAAAAAAATCATTATGAAACAAGTAAATTTCAAAGAGTTAAATGTAGAAGTTGGAATAGATCAGTACCAAAATCATGATCTTCGAAAGGAGATTGGGAACGCTCTGCACCGTGCATCGGAGAGTGTCCCAATGAGCGAATTGGCACGCAATATTTATTATTCAGAAGGGGATATCAAAATCCCTGATGAAGAATTTGACGAAATGATGAAACTCATCAAGCCGGGCTTCAAAAGATTTGTATTAGACAGCATTGTGCGTTCAGCAACAGAAGTCGAAACAGAAACTAAAGATAAGGAGGAATAAGTTATGGCACTCGAACAAGTATCATCAGTGGTCAAGAGCACATACCTGAACAATGTGGCAGGTTACGAAGTACAGTACAATATCACACAGGATGAAGGGGAAAACGTAAAGTCGGTAACGGGTACAGTCAAGAAGGCAGATGTTCGTTTCGGCTACATAATCATCAATGCAGACGGGACCAAGAATATATCATTTGACAAGTCTATACCGGATGCAGATAGCGAGGCTATATATACAGCGGCATTGGCGGATGCAAAATCAATTTTTAAACAGAGGAATAAAATAGATTAGCACCTATGGCAGCAGGAGATATCATATTATCAGACGGGACAACGATCACGCCGGAAGACTTGCAGAAGATTGCGGCAGCGGTGGAGGATTTGATTGCGTCTACGGCGAAAGATCCGGGGCAGTACGAAGAGGTAAGTTCACTTACCGGTGTGTCCTCTCTTCCCGCCTTTCAGGTATTGGGTAGCACATATAAGCTTGTACGTGTTGCTCTGTCTGTCTTGAAGGGTGTAGATGGACGTGAAGTATTCTTGCAGGTAAATCAGGATAAAACCTATATCCAATGGCGTTATACGGACGGTAATTGGCAGAATCTTGTCGCTTTGTCCGATCTGAAAGGTACTGCCGGTGATACTCCTGTTTTTCGTACTGGTAGCACAGGCATTGAATGGAAGTACACCAGTGAAGAAGATACAGCTTATCGTGTACTTGTCTCTTACGATGATTTGAAGTTGAAGTTTTCCGATCTAACGCCGGAACAGAAAGACGAGCTGAAATTGCATTTTTCTGATTTGACGGAAGAAGATAAGGCAGAATTGAAGGGTGAAAAGGGTGATCCATTCACCTATGAAGATTTTACACCGGAAGAACTGGAATCATTAAAGGGAAATCCCGGCGATGACGGTAAAACTCCCATCTTAGAATCCGTCAACGCCACCTTTGGTGAAACCCCTTCCGGCAGCTTTACTAAGAACGGAGTAGACGAAGATGGCAATCCCAAATATATTCTTAATCTGACTACCCCTAAAGGCAAAGACGGTCAGCCGGCAGTCTTTGAACAGGGGACAACGACAACTCTTGATCCTTCGGAAGAAGCCAGAGTTGAAGTTGTTGAGAATGGAGAGACGCCCGAAGGTAACCCGAAGTACATTTTGAATTTCTTCATTCCCCGTGGTCAGACGGGACCCGCCGGAGCAGGGACGGGTAATGTGCTTGTTGACGCTGCTGGGCTTGTTTCAGGAAAGAAGTATTTGTTTGTTCCGGATTCAGACAACAGTTCATCCGGTACGTTCATGGAATATGCCGAACCGGTCATACCAACCAAAACAAGTGATCTGACCAACAATAGCGGTTTTATCACAAAAGCGGTAAACGATTTAACAAATTACTATCTAAAGTCTGAAACATACACAAAGGAAGAAGTCCAGTCTTTGATATCAGCCATTAATAGTGTAACGCTTCAGAAGGTTGAATCTCTCCCGGAACCGGGGGAAAGTAATGTTATCTATCTTGTCCCCAAATCCGGGTCGGGAAATGATATCTACAACGAGTATATCTACATAGACGGGAAGCCGGAACATATTGGAAGTACGCAAATCGACTTGTCGAACTATGTGCAGGAAGCTCCAAAGGACGGAAAAACCTACGGGCGTAACAATGGGGCGTGGTCGGAGATAGTGGAGAGCAACCAGTATCTGGATGTTGTAACTTTATTCCCAGAGGAGAATGGCACATTGTCAGATGAAAATTATCAAAAGATAGTTGACGCAGTAAATAAAGGAATAATAACAGCAAGAACAGAGGCTGATCCTGACGCGTTTGGTCCGATGATAATTAATAACACTACTGAAATGTATGGTATTACAATCAATATTTTAGCAGTAGACCCCAGTTCTCGTTCTATATGGTTGACAATAATGACCATAATTATTAATAAAAGTGACAAGGTATATACCTTGGTATCTAATCGACAAAATATCCAAAATACTGGATCTGGTACAAAATACCTCTCCGACAACGGTCAATACCTCACTCCCCCTATCGCTACCCCCGCCACAGCGGGGTATATGTCGACGGAGGACAAGAAGAGGGTGGATGATATAGTAAACTTTGGCACAGGGAGTAATGCTGTCACCACTCTTGTGAATATACCGACAAACAAGAGGTTGGTTAAGGCTATCCTATCCTCCGCTTCAAACCTATCGATAAATGAGTCTGCAAGGGCATTGAATGTAGGCGAAGAGATATACCTTGATTGTAATCCTACCGCTTCTTTTACGCAGCCTATCCCCACTACTGGCAGTTTTAGATCAATGTCCGGTAGTTCTATTACCACTACTTCCGGCGTGCCTTTCGAGATGTCTATTTTGAAGATCGCTACGAGTGGTGTCATGTATTCAATAACCGTTAAAGAGAAGGATTGATATGTTGAGAAGAAGGACGATAGGAAGTAAGAAGTTAGTATTCTTTCAGAAGCGGTTTTATCCGGCAGGAAATTACACATGGACGGTTCCACCTGGATGTACGGAGGTCGATGTGTTTCTTGTCGGTGGTGGGTGCGGAGGCAATAAAGGATATACAGATACAGGAGGAGCTGGAGGATATACAAAAACCTTTAAAAAAGATACATCCGGATGGAGAGATGGTGATGCTATTTCTGTTATACCGGGTCAGTCAATTTCAATAAGAGTTGGCAAAGGAAGTAGTATAAGTTCTAATAGTACTCCACCTAATGATGGCGGATACTCACAATTTCTAAACTCGAATTATAGAGCTTATGGAGGGAGTATGTATGGATCCAAAAATAATCCATGGCGTTCAGATGGCGGTTCAGGTAGCGGTGGAGGCGGTTCTATAGGAGGTAATGGCGGTTCGGATGGTGGTAATGGATCAAACGGCAGCGCTCATGAAGGAGGTATAGGACAAGGTCATACGACTCGAGATTTTGGGGAATCTTCAGGTAAACGGAATGCTGCTGGTGGTGGAGGTGGCGGTGTTGAAACATATGGAAAAGCAGGAGTATCTGACTATGCAGAAGGTAAAGGAAGCGGAGTAAATGGTGGCGGTGGTTATGGTGGTGGTGGTGGATCAAGAGGTAACGGCGGTGACGGTACTGTCCTGATCCGATACTGGGCTTACGAAGAATAAAACAAATATAAGTGATATGAGTAAATATATATATATACAAAAAGACGCAGCAAACATATATGTCACAATGCCGGAAAAGCTCGATACAGCAAACAACGATATCGGCACAACATGGGAAGATTATGTTGCAGGAAAGTACGTTTTGCTGACAGAAGAACAGATTGCCTTTAAAGAGGCAAACGAAGGTGCATCCGTAGAAGAAGTGTTCAATATGCAATTGACGCCTATTCCCGAACCGACACCGGAAGAAAAACTTCAAATTGCAAAAGACTTGAAACGTCAGGAAGTCTACAACACCGACTACCGGCACTATTACATAGAGGACAACGATGTGTATACATACGACCGTTTGTCTCTAAAAGACCAGTGTGCTCGAAAAGATACGGTTGAAGTAAACGGGAAATCGTATAAATCATCTCTGTTATTGGAAGCTATCAATGAGATGGCAGACTATAATGATATCTGTATAGGTCTATCAGAAAAGTTACTCTCTGATATTGAAGCTGCCGAGACAGTGGAAGATGTAGAAGCGATTGAGGTGACGGGCTACCCCGATGTAATCCATAGAACAACAGCCGAATTACAGGAAGCTGTAAACTACACGGAAACGCACGATTCAGAGAAGCAGTTATCCCGTATCGCCCGTAAATCTGTGTCTGTAATGTCGCTGACAGATGATGAAGCGATTAGTGCCAAATACGCACATGCGGAATGGAAAGAATTTATTAACGGGAAGTTGGATACCGGCAACCGGGTAATTAACGATGACTGGTTATGGAAAGTCCGGCAACCGATAAATCCGGTTCTCGAAATATATCCTCCTTCGGTAGATACGGCTGCTCTTTATGAGCGCATGGACGAAAATCACAAAGGCACGGGATACGATCCCAAACTCTATGCGCCAGGCATGACGCTTGAACAGGGAAAGTATTACATGGAAATAGAAGACGGCGTAAGGAAGAAATATTACTGCTTTTATGGTACGATTAATCCGGTATATGCCCATTTGAAAGAATTGATTAACATAAATGTAAGATTGGTATGATAACTATTTTGACGATTATTTCAATGCTTGTTATTGCGGCCTACACGGCTGCTGTGTGTGTAAAGACTAAGGGTGTACCTTATTCCATAAGTGCTACCTATTACTATCTGGAGCATAAATTGTGGTTTATGGCAACAATGTGGCTGACTGCCGGTTTATTGATGCCTGCAATATTGGAGGTAAGTAAACCAAACACGGAATGGATTGCATTTCTGTCCTGTGCTGGCATGTTCTTTGTTGGTTCAGCTCCCAATTTCAAAGATGATTATGAGAGCAAGATACATTCTGCTGGAGCAATCATCTGTATTGCCGGATCGCAACTTTGGGTGGCATTGAACCTCTGGCCAATGTTGTTAGTATGGCTTTCCTATGTAGGGTATACTGTATTAAGCATTGCCAAAGAAAAAGAGGGCACATTTTGGTATAAGTTCTACCAGAGCAAGCCGATGTTCTGGATTGAGATAGCTGCCTTATTATCCACTTATTTAGGCATATTATTTTTACTTTAAATGATGGAAATGCAAGAAATAGTCCAGTTGATAGGATCATTTATCAGCGCAGCGGGCCTGCCGTTAATTGGAGCATTCATGTTTTATGAATCTCGAAAACGTAAGGCTGCCGCAGAAGCTAAAAAAGCAGAAGCGGATAACATTACTCAGTATGCTGATGAATGGAAAGAATTATACGAGAAAAAGGAAAAAAGAGTGGGTGAACTGGATACTAAAATAGATACTTTGTATGCAAAAATAGAAGAATTGCGTCAGCGTATCCGTGAGCTAACTGAAAAGAATACGGAATTGATAATTAGGAATAGTGCTCTTGATTTTCGGAAATGTAATAAACATGGATGTCCGGATCGAGAGCCACCCAGTGAGTTTTAATATATTGTTAGTTGATTATATAAGCGTATGAATATAACTGATAATTTTACATTGGAAGAATTTGTGCATAGCAATACTGCTATTACAAAAGGAATAAAGAATGATCCGGGATCGCGTGAGAAACTGGCTATCACCAATCTGTGTGCAAAATTGCTACAACCATTACGGGATGCTATCGGTAAGCCTATCTCCATTAATTCAGGCTACAGATGCCCAGAGTTGAATGCGGCAGTAGGGGGTGTCCCTACATCTCAACATCAAAAAGGGGAAGCAGCCGATTTGAGTATTGATGGAAAGGCCGGTGATTTATTGGAAGTATTGGAAGATTCCGGTTTGCCGTTCGATCAGGCCATCCTATACCGTAAAAATAACTTCCTTCATGTTTCGCTAAAGCTAGAAGGAGAACAAAGAAAACAGATCATCATCAAGAAATGAAAGCCTGGTATGCCATATCTGTTTTATTTCTTTGCTTTGCTTGTTTTTTTGCCGGAAGGTATTCGGTAGAAAAGCAAATAGAGGTAGTCAAGGAAACAGACACGATCAACAAACCTGTTCCTGAGCCTTCTTACATGCTTGATGTGGAGGAAATCGAGCTACCTTACCCGATTTTCGTTTATCAGAAGGGTGACACGGTAAAAGAACTTGACACGATTTATATCCCGTTACCAATCCAGAGAAAGGTTTATGAGACAGATTTGTATAGGGCGGTAGTCAGCGGTTATAGACCCAATCTCGATTCGATGATAATCTACCATAAACGAGAGATTGTACACCAGAAAGACCGTCGCTGGGGATTAGGGGTAATAGGTGGATATGGAATAGGCAAGAATGGCTTTTCTCCGTATATAGGAGTAGGCCTATATTATAGAATTTGGTAAGTAGACTTTTGTTCATAGTCTCTTCCTATGGGGCTGGGAAGTAAAATAAAAGCCCCCAACGTATCACGTTTAACTGCTACATAAAACTGATACACAAGCATAGACACTCGCACGTTGGGGACTTAATATCTTCAACATGAATGTCTATGCTTTTGTTGCATTATGTGCGATAAGTTTTATGTAGCGAAGGCAAAGATATAACTAAAATTCAAACATTATGTGTAAATCTGAAATCTTTGCCAAAATATTAAGAATTGTCTCTTTAGAGACAGAAGTATCAGAAGACCTGATACTGTCAAAGTGTAAACGAAGTGATATTGTTGATTCACGCGGTATCATGGTTGTTATACTATCTGAATATAAATTCAGTGAATCTCAAATATCGTCATTTACCGGATTTACGCAGCAATCGATCAACAAGTTGAAAAATATCTACCCTGACAGAATACGCAGAAATTATCTGCTAAAGGTTATAGTTAGGAATATACGTGAGTCGCTTGGTATGCCATTAAGGAGTTTGTAAATTATACTTAAATATTGCTAACCGTATATCGTTATTATAGTTTCAACTTATATATTTGCAATGCGTTTGATTGGAACATTAACACCTCCAATCCGGCGAACTGTCATTCGCCACCTCCGTCCTATCTCCCTTCAGAGAAAAAGACATAAGCCCATAGTCCTGTAGCTTTGGGCTTTTTTAGTTATGCTTGACAGGGTGTAACTAATATAGTTTGCCGATACAGGTCGGTGGACAAATCGGAAAGGAGGTGTTAATGTGAAAGATCAAACGCAAAAAGACGGCAAAATCCGTATTTTCTGTCGATATATTGTGAAAAATGGGAAGAGGATTTATCCTAAAAATTCTCGTTTCTTTTCTTTCTTGATAGATGACAAGAAATTGGCGTAATGCTGTTTTAAGGGGATGTACAGGAATCCCCTATTTTTATCTGATCATAATAGATATAACGAAGGGCCGAATAACTTTGTGTGTTAAACAGCCCTCCAAACGTGATACGCCGGGTACGAAGCCCCAACATGCGGGTCTATGTTATTTATGTAGCAATCATGATGCTATTATTTTAGTCTCGTTATCTAATCCGACATATTGGTTGTCATTTCTAATGCCTGTAAGTCCGAACGGGGTTTTATGTTCAAACCAACATTGCATATTTAAATCATTGACTAATTTTACAATATGTAAGAGTGATCTTATTGTAAACCTATTTTCTTCAATATCAAATTCGTCTATATTGAGTATATCTTGAATTAATCCCAGCAGACAGGAAGGTAAACCGAATATGCCTGCATCATCTAAAATATCTTTGCCGAACTCTGCTAATACCCCTACCTGGTCTGCTGTAAGACCTTCGAACTTTGTTGCTAAATCTTTAAATTCCATGATTTTGTAATTATTTTTTGGTTTATTAATTGGTATAATATTGGCTGTCCTGCATTATAAAGGACTGCTGAATAGGTATGTATGTAAGGTTTATTCTATAGCTGCTATTTTCCCGTCAGATGGATTTCCGCCAAACAGATGGTTGATGTAAGCCAGCCCTTTTTGCGTGACAAGAATTTTTGTGACAACAAAACCCGGATGGCTGTTACGCTCAATGAATTTTTCCTTCATCTCAAAATACCCGGCATTGACAAACCGTTGTTTCGGCTCGTTCCGGTTAGAGAAGAATACGCCTACCTGCCTTAGCTTTTGGAATAGTGTGTTGCGTCCAAACCCCAGCTTTAGGATTTTAGCAGCCATTCCGATATCGACTTTGTCGTCGGTGATGAAGGCGGCATCTGCGAAGTCGGCTTTCGGTTGGAGCTTGGTAATCTTTTCGTCTTTCTGTTCAATTACTTTTTGCTGTTCTTCAATTTGCTTGGCTTGGTCCGCTGCGAGTTGTAATGCTTCGGAGAATGTTTGTGGAACTTTTTGTTTACCAGATTCCAATATTTCTAATCTGTCAATGATTTTTTCACGCAAAACAACATCATAACCAGAGGCGAGAATAAGACATCCTTTTGGGGAGAGATTGAAAAGAGGTCTTTCTTGACCGTTAGCGTCTGTGTATGACCCCAATCCAAAATTGGATTTGGATGCACCTTGCGATAAAAGGTTACGAATATCACGCATAACATGAGCGTGCTGCTTACCTGTGACCTCTGCAACTTCAAGGGAGGTCATGCCTTTTTGATTTGGAATTAAATTTCCCATACTTACTATTGTTTGGCATTATAGACAGAAAAACGGCTGTCATTTCCCGTGTCGCCAAACAATAGTAAGATTTTCTCCGAAGAGGAAATATTACGCAGGAAAGACAGCCGTATATTTTTTTACAAGCAATTAGACATAAAAAATGCCCAACGAATATCGTGAGCAGTAACCGCGCTCTACGGAGAAAGAATACTTTACTATTGTTTGGCATCACAAAGATGGTGCATTTACTTGAAACAACCAAACGATTTACTGAATATTTTATTTATGTTGTGAAACATAAATTCTACCCCCCCCGTTTGCATATATTAACAAATAGGACTACATTTGCAGCAATTTACTAATCATTAAAAACGTTTTTAAAATGAAGAAGCTCTTATTTATTATGGCAATGGTGTTGCCGTTGTTTACCTTTATTGGATGTTCTGATGATGAGTCTGCAAATTCTCAAAAGGTAATGATTAATTTGTATTGGAAGTATGAAAATTTAGAAGATACAAAAATAGCATCTCCTAGTATTGTGGCGTTATATGATTATGAAGAGGCAAAAAATTTTGATAAGGAAGCATCCGTTAACGCTTTGGCTTATGATGGGCATATAGTTCTTAGAGATGGAACTGCTTTAACTCCTAAGTATGTATCTGATAGTACAGTGGGTATTAACACATTTGAAAATGTTGATAATGGGAAATATTTAGTTATAGCTATGTATAAACCAGACGGCTTTTCTTTCCCATTTGCTTTTTTGTATGGATATAAAATGATTGATATTAGCTCTACAATTGGATCTTCTTTAAATACTTTTGTATTAATATGGGAGGATAGTGGTAAGTTTGTGGAAATGCAAAAAAAATAGAAATACAGTTTTCTGTTTGCAATTATTAGCCTTGGTCGCTTTATCGGAGCTTTTTTATGCCTTAAAAGTTACATTCACGAACAATTTCTGAAACTGCAAAGAAAAAGCGGTGAAAAAACAATCTCACCGCTTTTTAAATATGCCTCCAGAGAGGACTTGTGTAAACAAATGCCAAATTAAAGTTGCACAGAAATCAATTCTTTCCCTGCCTTATGAATCGCTTGTTCTATTTTAGCCTTTTGGGCCTCAGAAGCGAAAGCGATCCGCTGTTTATACTGGCGCATCAGTGATGGATTGATGCCGGCATATTTCGCAAAGGTAGACACGCTTATGAATTTGAAACATTCAAAGAATGACGCGATATCATATTTATATTCAAAATCAATACCACGTAACGTATCAGGCACATCTTTACCGATCTCAGTCAACATGGTTTTGTAATCCTCTATTGCTAATCTCAAAGATGCCTTTGCTTCGTCAACCGTTTTACCTTGTCCATTTAAACTGAATCCATCAAATTCGGGAACATAAATACTTATAGTCTTATCGTCCCACATTTCTACAATAGCTGTTGTTTTCATAGGCTGTTTATTTATTGTGTAAACAAATTTGCGGGTCATTTAAGACCCGCATCTTTCATCATGCTGTTCAATGTTCCGCCTTTTACTTCTTTAGACCCATGTCGCCAAACCCGGAAGTATTTACCCGTCTTTGGGCTGTACCATACATCGTGTTCTTTGCCATGGCTCACGAAGTAGCATCCTATTTTAGCAGCTTTCTTCAAGAACTCTGTTGTTTTCATATCAAAGAGCATTTGTTTACAATGCAAAGATAACATATTTGTTATAATAAGACAATGGTATCCGTGTTGTTTATAACATATTTGTTATTAATTAACATTGCATAGTTTTTATAGGAGGCTAATACAGAAAAGATAAGGGAACAAGTAAAAAAATCAGACAGTTTAACAACAACTTTACAACAATCCTACAACATTCTACCATTCAATACAATTACTGTTTTGCGACATTTGCGATGCGGTTGATATTGACCGTAACTAAGATTTAAAATACAATGGAAAAAACTTATGTATTTAATCAAGACGGGGCAGGTGGAGCGAGTAACGGCTTACTTGCATCAATCCTTCCGTCTTTGCAGAACAGGGGTATTGACACAGGTTACCTCATGGGATTAATGAACGGTGGAGGCGGTAACGGTGGTTTCTTCGGGAACAACGGCGGTTTTCAGGACATTATTGCGTTGATTGTGATTGCTGCCATCTTTGGCAACGGCAACTTCGGTTTTGGAGGAAACAACAATCAGGGTGCCAATGAAGGAAGAGACATGATTATGCAAATGCTTAATCGCAACGGTGTGGACATCGCATCACTTGCCCAGGCGTTGAATTTATCTTCAGACCAAATCCTTGCTGGTATTAACTCTGTATCTCAGGCAATATGCGGTTTAGGCAATCAGATGGGACAGAATACCAACAGTATCATTACTGCAATTATGCAGGGCAATCAATCTATCTCTGCTCAATTAGCCGATTGTTGCTGCAAAACGCAGACTGCGATTGAACGACAGGGGTATGAAAGTCGCTTAGCGAGTTGCGAAAACATGAATACGCTTACACGTACAATGGAAGGGAATACTCGTTCTTTGTCGGACGCTTACCGTGAAGGATTCCAGGCTATTGTAGCCAAGATGGATGCCGCAGAGGCACGCCGTCAGCAGGAAGCCCTTGCTGCAAGGGATGCAAGAATTGCAGTTTTGGAGGGGGAAATCTCTCAGCGTAATCAGAATGCGACAATCTTGAGCAACTTCGGTCAGCAGATCGCGCCGTTGGTAGCCGGCTTGCAGGCATTGCAAAGTGATGTAGACGGTATCAAGTGCAAGATGCCTCCAACGGTATCCGTTCCTTATCCACAGTTGCAGGTGTATAACCCGGAAACCTATCGTGCGGCCGCTTTCGGTGCTTATGCCGGTGACGCGGCTTATGGACGCGGCGGTTACGGATGTGGTTGCAATAACTACTGGGGTTGATCCGGGTAAGAAAGGAGGTAATTATGTGGCCTAACTTTTTTACAGGATTTCCTTTTCCGTTCCCTTCACTTGGCAGGGCAAACTTTAACACCTTGCCAACGGTGGCTGTGACGGTAGGGACGGAGAACGTGACATTAGAGCTTCCGAACCATGCGTTTCGTAACCGGGATTATGTAGGCGGTTTCTATGTCAATATCCGTCAAGCTATCCCGGCTGGAACAACAGCAACACTGCCCATTCTGATAGGGACGAACGGGGACACGAGACCGTTGATGGCTTACGGCGATGTGCCTGTGCGAGTAGAGAACCTTGCCGGTCCGGGTATCTATGAGATCCATTACAACAAATACACGAACGAATTGTATCTTGTTAATGGTGGATATAGACCGACAACTACTCCGGCTCCTACAGCAGAAACGGCTTCTTTGCGAAGCAAGTAGTAATTAACATGGAGCTCTGTGGTTGTTGTAAAAATTGCAATAACCACACTCCTTTAAAATCAAACAATCATGTTTCAGAATCTTCGAGTAAATAATCAGTTGTATATTCTTCATAAGGAAGCCAAACATTTCATAGAGATTGGTTCTGTGGTAAGCGTTTCTGCACCCAAGCCTAAATATCCTATGCCCGCTCCTATGGGGCAGATACCTCAGATGGAGATGGTCGTAGATGTCGTGGCTAATATTAATGGTCAGAACACGACGTTTCAGAATCTTCCTTCCGGTAGTGATATAGCCGACTTTGGGCAAAACGGGAATCTTGTTGTCTCATGTTCCCGCGATGCGATGAACAATGAAATATCCATGATAAAACAAAAAAGATTGGATAGGGTTAACAGTCGGGACTATGACCTCAGCGTGATAGCATCCTGCGATGAGATGTTGACAATGATCAATCCTGAGTTTGCAGAAAAGCAACGTCAAGAACAGGAAATCAACACCCTTAAGGCCCAGATGTCTGATATGAGCAAGAACATGTCTGAACTTATGGAGCTAAACAAGCAATTGATGCAACAGCTTGGAGTTAAGGAAACAACTAAAAAGTAATAATTATGGGATCAAATAGAAAACTAGAAGAGCTTTTCAGAGAGTTCGATGCTTATGAAGACGAAGACTTGATGGAAGCGATAGAAGAAGCCTATAAACTTGGTTGCAAGGAAGGCAAGAGAAAAGCAATGGAAGGCGGTATGGGATTCCGAGACGATGACGATGACGACGACGATGAATTCCGCGATATGTGGAGACGCGGTGGAGAAGGTTTCGGTGAAAGGCGCGGCGTGAGAGGAACCGGACGGTATGCCGGGGAATACCGCAGACGCAGACGTTAAATCAGAAGGGGACATTGTGCCCCTTCTTAAAAAGTAAAGATATGAGATTAGATATGTACGATGATTTTCCTTCGGGGATGAAAGCTTATTTAAGCGCATATGGCTGGCATTTTTCTAAGGCTATGTGTGATTGGGCTATTTCCATGATGGAAAAAGAAGATGGAACTGGCAAGAAAATAAAGGTACAGCCCTGGACAAAAGAGCAGATCGACGAAATGCTTAAAAAATATAACGTCGATGTAAAGAAGAAAGGCGGCTATGACTATGTGTATGTTGCCAATATGTGCAAGGCTGATTTTCTTGGTTCCTCCGTTCCCCACGATCAATATGCTGCTTTATACGTGAAGAACGTTTGCGACGATCCGGATGCTTACGATGGTATTGTATTTACTCGTTTCTACGCTGATTGCATCGGTTCTGGAACGCCTATTATTTGGGATGAAATGATGTAAATATGATAAGAAGAGGCCTATACATAATGAAGTACGATTGGCAGGTGCATATATTTTATCGTGTCACCTGCTATTATACGGAAGAGATCATAGGTTTGTTGAAATCAATAGATTGTCCGAAAGACAAGGCAAGAGAGGCTTACAATAATTTGGTGTCATGCAAACTTGATACCGGTGTCACGTACTCCAATTACAAGCTACGGAAATCTGTAATGGTCATAAGCAAGACTTCGTCTCCGGAAGAGTTTTTTAACTCCCTAAAGCACGAATGCCGCCATTTGGAGGATCATATAGCTACGGCATTTAAAATGCCTATAGGAGGTGAAGAAGTGGCGTATTTGGCCGGTTATTTAGGTAGGATGTTGTACGAGGATGTGCAGTTGTTTATATGCGACTGCCGCAAACATAAACGGGAAAAGTTATGCGTAAAGCGAATAAAAAAGAAATAAGAAAATTAAAAAGGGAGTCAGCCAGACGCGAGATTGACCGCCTGGTTGACTCCCTTGACTTTGAGCCGGTCAACTTCAACGAGAAGGTGTGCCGGCTAAGGAGGCTGATGTGCCTGCTATGAGGCTATATCGCCAAGTAGACTATCAAGCAGATGTACTGTAATAGCCAAGTCAAGACTTGTTCAGGCATTAGTTTAGTCTCTTCTGCATAAAGTGTCCGATATTTTTTTTGAGAAGTTACAAGTTATTCTTTCAAAAATTCAGGATTATCAAAAACATTCCCAATAATACACCCTTGGCATATCTCTGAATCTAATAAATCGTACGGATTAACTCCATCTAAGGATATGCACCATCCTGTATGTTCGTATAAGTCAATTACTTTTGGAAACTTTCTTTTCTCTTCATGCTTCCATGTTGAGAATATAACGGAATAAATACGTCCGCTTGGTGCTTTTATCAAGTCTCCTTCGTAAATCTCCTTTTCATTTTTGTCTTTTAAGCCTGTGTACTGACCGATAGAGTCAGACATAACAAAATCCCATTTTGAAAAGAAAGGTGATGCAGAACCGTCATTAAATACTCCTCTTTCTTCTATGATTATTGTACCTTGTTCTAAATTTACAGGAGTACCGTATTTCCACTTTTTGTAAGTAGTGCTTTTCCCTCTGAATTTTATTTCACGCATAATTAAGCTTCTATTAAAATATGTCCTTGCTTTCTTAATTGTTCGACGTATTTCATCATACCTTTTTCCGTAGAAAATGATTCATCGTCCCACCAAATGCCCAATCGTTTAACCTGCACTTGATACCACTGATCACCGAAGAAGTTTTCATATAGTCCGTATCTATATTTAGCCATTATCAGTCCTCCTAATTAGGTAATAAATCATCGATGTATGCCCAACGCAAAATCTTGTCGTAATGGCAAGCTTTTACCCATTCATATTCAGAACGCCAATCAATACAAATGCAGACATTTCCGTCTCCATCCATGTGTTCAACCAAACAGTCCTTTCCCGGTTCAGCTATGTCACATGGTTTGTGCCACACCGAGTTGATGCGCCATTCTGCACCTTTCTCGAATGAATAGTCAAACAGTCCTCTTGTTTCCTCCGGATCATGATCCCAACCTATCATATTAGCATGTTGGGTTGCTGCTTTTTCAATATCTTCTCTTTCCATTTTTTTCTTTTGTTAAATTAATATCTTTCGTGATTTGAGCTATTTTACCAGTCTTCTAAATCTTCGGTTGAATAAGAATCACTAGCATCATTTTCGTCAGAATAATTCGCGCAATAATTTAGAAGGTTGAAATGATTATCACCTATTGAACAATCATCTCTGTTCGCACAATTCATGCAGCACCATTCATCGCTTTGCCTCATAGTCTTTTTCGTTTGTTTGACTTAACACACTATCATCAAACCCAGAGCAGGCAGCATCGTTCTGCTCGGCACCGGCCATCTGACATTCGAAGTAAGCGTCACAATCTCCACATATCTGGTCGTTCGGTTTTTCCGAACAACCACTGTCTAGTCCCTGATCCAGGCAAGCGATAAAATGCTTCAAGGCTTCTTCCGCTGTCGGGCAGTCCGGTGATTCGAAATAAATCATCGCTTCATTAAAGGCTTCGATAGCCTTTTCTTTCATCACATCCTTGATGATTATAGTACCGTCCGCTCCTTGTTCTCCGGGAGGATCGGGATGTCCTAATTGCTGTAGTTGCCATTGGGCACCGGCTATAAAAGCATCTTCAAGATCTTTAGCGCAAAACAATTTCATATTCGTTTCGAATATGTCGGGCTCTCGTAGCAGATGCAATGCTACTTTGGTGGCATTGACCTTATATTCATGTGCGTTGCTGTTCATAATTATTTAATTATTATCTTCTTTCTTGATCTTAATCTTATCAATCATCCTTTGATATTTAGCGGCCACATAGTCACAGTGTATTGCCAAATTCCTGTCGCGCTCCTTTTCGAGGCGCTTTATTTCTTCTTCTATCCAATCTTTCATATTTCATCTTTTTTTGTCATTTTTCGCATGATTCAAACGCTTTTTCAAATACTTCCGTCCTAAGCATATTGTTTGCTATGGCCTGAAAAGCGTTTGCAATTTCTGGCAACTCATTCAAATTCACATGTACCTCTTTGGGGGTAAGTACCTCTGTAAGCTCCCTTGCAAAGTGCAGCATCTTATCCATGGTGAGATACCGAAGGGGATTGTAAGCCAGTGGGGCGTATTTGCTTATGGCGGTAAAGAAATCCCGGATGGTAATTTGGGATGTCTGGCATAACATGTCCACCGTAGAGCAAATGGAAAGGGCTTTGTTCAAATCTTCATGGCATCCGGCATTATGCAATGCCTGGCTGACGGTAAATCCATAGCGATCTATATGAGGCTTGATATCGTCCTCCATGCTCTGCGTAATGAGGGCCATGGCTTCCGCGTTTACACCTGCGATCCGGCATATTTGTCTGTTGTATGCGGCCATTTGGCGGTCCATGCTGTTGATCAGCATTTTGACCTTTTGGCGATAAAGTCCGCATCCCTTGATGTGATCGGAAAGCAGCATTTCGAAATTATACACTTGGTCGTTGACGAATAGGACGATATATGTCAACAACGTAACAAGACCGCCGGTGTCCTTGTCTATTTCATCCCAACTGTTATATTTTTTCATATCTATGAGTTAATAATTCTACTTCAGTGCATCTTATCCATTTGGCACTTCTTGATAAACACAGTTCGTGAGTGATTCGATTGATGTCATACACTTCTCTGATTTTACTCTTGTATCGGACTTTGCTACCGATACGGCATTGGGTGTTGAATATGTTTATTTTCATGCTATAGGTTGTTTAAAAAGGAGCATCATTTTCTTCTACAAGTCTATAAGATTGATCCATTTCATAAAAATGAGTTGTTTTAGGGCTGAATTGAACAATAAATTTCTCAAGGCCAATATTTCTGCCTTTCGCAATATCGATCATTGCGGTTCCTTTCGTTTCTGCATTTTGAAAAGGCTCAGGGTAAAATTTGCCATATAATTCCGGCCTATAAATCAAAATGACAACATCTGCAGCTTCCCCGATCTGCCCGGAATCGCGAAGGCGGGCAAGAGAAGGGATAGGATTAATGGAATCCCTGTTTAGTTGTGATAAAGCAATTATCCAAATGTCCAGTTCTTTTGCTAAATTTTTCAATCGTCTTGCTGCTTCTCCCATCATTTGCTCCTTATTGCTCCCTTTCATGTTTACTGTTAGAATTTGCAAGTAATCCACAATAGCCCCTGTGATGCCGTATTTCAGCTTCATTGTTCTAATGGATGCGAGTATAGTATCAATGTTAGAAGTGCTTCTATCGTCAAAAAAAACAGGTTTTCCGGCAAGTTTTCCAATGCCTCTGTCTATCCTGTCGAATTGCTCCGGTGAAAGGCGTGAATACATGATCTCATTTGCGGGTATTCCTGATTCGATTGAGATCATCCTAGCGACGATTTGCTCTTTCTTCATTTCCATAGAGTAAAATGCCACTCCGTCCCCATAACAAGCCGAAGAAAGGGCAAATGCTATTGATAAACTCGTCTTACCGGAAGATGTATCAGCCGCAATGATAATCAAATCGGATTTTTGTAATCCTCCGCTTCTCCCGTCAATTTTTGAGAATCCGGTGGGGGTTCCAGTCAGTTTTTTATCACCGGATGAATTAAACTCCATTTGTTTTGTCACTTCACGTACAGCATCGTCAATTGTAGACATATTGCTTTTTGAAGATTGGAACACGGATTTAAGGGATTCTTCCGCTTCTGACATGATATCGACGATATCTTCCGATTCGCTGAAGGCTTTATTCTGCATGGTCATGCCGATTTCTATAAATCTGCGCCTTTTCTCCTTATCATGCAATAATGCTGCATGTTGGTAAATATCGTTTGTGTAATAACTCGAAATTTGACTGATAGCAAACAAATCGACGGATTCGTTCTTTTTTCTCATTTCGTTTGTGACAGTGATCAAGTCTGGACTTTCTCCTCTGGAGTCTATTGCGATAATGGCTTTGTAGACTTGATTGTTTAAGTTATCATAGAAACAATTAGGAGACAATATTTCTCTCACCTCGTTCAGTGCATTGCGATCGGACATAATTGTTCCCAAAACTACTTTTTCAGCATCTGTATCATGCGGCATAACTCTGTTATCCATACTCTTTCTTTTTAATTTCCATGATTGTTTGGTATACACTGTTTTTATAGCGGGTGATATAGCTGTCGTTGTTTATTTTTCTCACTATATCTGTCAGCATACTCTTATTCATTTTCGCAAGAGATTCAACTTCTTGATCTGTGGGCTGTGAAGGCATTTTCAACAACAAAGGGCCATTGTCCTCCAAGAATTTTCTAAACCTTTCCTGTAGCGGCGTAAGCTGCTCCGGCTCCGGATTGACATTTCTTCGTTTATAGACTTTATTTTGCGGTTGGTCTAAGGCCTTTTTGAATGTGCTAACCCAATCGATGTTTTTGGTCTTGCTGATCTTTTTCCTTTTCCAACCGGCTTCTTGGCTCCAATAGTCTTCAAATGCTTTTTTTAGGGACAATACGATGTCCAACTCTGGATGATATTTTTGTCTGTTTTTTATAAACTCTTTGTCGGAAGATATTTTTTCAAATGCTTCTGTTACTTCCGAGAGGTAAATATCAAAATCATCTCTCCAAGTTTTGCCAGATGCAACGTCCCCCTCTTGGGGGGTAGGGGGGATATTATTATTTATATTA